TTTATAAAGCGGATTGTATAGTTGCAACTTATCTATTTTATATGGATTGTAATTACTATCATATTTGTCGGTTTCTTCGTATTGTTTTCCTAAAACAGATAGGTCAATTAATTCTTGTATCGAACAATGTAATTTATTCATTCTAATATAAGGTTTAATAACAGAATTTTAGTAGAAAATAAACACATTATTTTTGTAATAAATGGGTTTTCCGTATTATTCCTTTTTTTTAAATATCACGATGATTGTATAGCAAAATGACTTTAGAAATGAAAAAATTTGATATGAGATGGATTACCTTTAAACCCGATGAGAATAAAGGCCCGGTTATTGTAATGATTGGTCGAAGAGATACAGGTAAGTCGTTTTTAGTAAGAGATTTATTATATCATCATCAAGACATTCCTATTGGAACTGTTATATCCGGCACTGAAGCCGGTAATGGATTTTATGCGAAACATGTTCCCAAATTATTTATTCATGAGGAATATAGTTCCATCCTTATTGAGAATGTATTAAGGCGTCAAAAAACTGTTTTGAAACAAATGAATAAAGACATCGAGACCTATCGAAAGACGACGATTGATCCTAGAACCTTTGTTATTTTGGATGATTGTCTATATGATCAGACTTGGACACGAGATAAAATGATGCGTCTTTTATTTATGAATGGTCGTCATTGGAAAGTAATGCTTATTATTACAATGCAATATCCTTTAGGCATACCTCCTAATTTAAGAACCAATATCGATTATGTTTTTATTTTACGTGAACCCTATATGACGAATCGCAAACGTATTTGGGAAAATTATGCGTCCATGTTTCCTACATTAGAGTCGTTCTCATCCGTCATGGACCAAACCACCGAAAATTATGAATGTTTGGTCATTAATAACAATTCAAAGTCGAATAAATTATACGACCAGATTTTTTGGTATAAAGCTGAAACCCGTCCTGATTTTAGATTGGGTTCTAAAGAATTTTGGGATATTTCGAAGAATATGGGTTCTGATGACGAAGATGAAGCATATGATCCATCCAAATCTAGAAAACGAAATGCTGGTCAACAAATTAATGTGAAGAAAACGACTACCAAGTGGTAATTAAGGGGGCGAAGCCCCCTTATGATCCCCCTTTTACGGTAAGGTTAAGGGAACCAAAGTTTCCCTTATTATCCCTCCTCTATTATGGTCTCTCTCTATAAAGAGAAATCATAAAATTATCAAAACATACACCATATATTTATTTATTCATACTTAATCAACTTTGTTCGCCTCATCCTCGAATTCACTCGTGATATTAGCCGCAGGAGAACGAACACTATTCGAACGTTCCAACAAATCAGCCTCGTGTTTTTCTCTTCCCTCTTCATCCGCAACATCACGGTCCTCGAAGTTCACCGTCTCCTTCACACCAACCAACTCACCCTCTTCATTAAGAGTTTGCGTCAATACATTACCAGACTTCTCCGCCTTCATAATATTATCTTCAATCGCCTTTTTCTTCGTATCCTTCACACGCTTCTCGAATTCGTCCTTTGCCTTTGCCTCGTTCTTAATCTTCTCTTGATGAAGTTTATTTAGTTCCTCCTCCATGAACTCAATACGCCCGGTTTTATACGCATTAGGATCCCAAGGTAACCAAACTCCCACAGGTGCTACGAAAATATCGTGATTTGGGTCCTTATCTCGCAACTTCTTGCAGTGCTTTTCGGCCTCTTCTTGTGTCGAGAAATTTCCGCGAGTTTTAACACCTCTTACAGATGTTTGAAATCCGTGCTCTCTCGAGAACTTTTCATTTAGACGTTCTTCATTATTATCCAAAAAATTCTGGAAATCATCAGTAGCACAACCTTCACGAAGGGTATCTTGTTCCTCCTTACAAAAGTCGTTATAATCGGCCATGAGTGTCTCGACATTTAGAGTATATTTATAAGAAATGAAATTGATAAAGTCACCGAATTTACCCATCGATTTTGTGAAATCCCATTGTTGAACAAATTGGTCAAATAAATACAACTCACGTTTCTCTAGAATCTTTTCAGGAGAGATAAACGACATAGTCGTGAAACGTTGTCCGGCGATTGCCTGGTCCTCGTCCAATACATCGATGTATTTGGGATTTGCGTCACCATTGGGTAGAGTTTTACGGTCAAACTTGGATTCTCTGGATTCACTCATTTAGCAAATAATATGATTAGTATTCTTTTAAACGTTTAAGTAATTTTCATAATAATCTATTATTATCAAGATTATTATTTTCCAGTGATATATTATATTTAGAAAATGAACGGTATGTTTGATTTTAGCGAACTTGTAAAGCGTGCTCTTAAATACTTGATTGAGGGTTTGATGGTTGCGATCGCCGCATACGCCATCCCCAAGCAGTCTCTTAAACTCGAGGAGGTTGTTATTATCGCACTCACTGCCGCCGCTACCTTTAGCGTGCTTGATGTGTTTGTGCCCACAATGGCTTCTTCTGCCCGTGGTGGTGCTGGTTTCGGTATCGGTGCTAACCTTGTTGGTTTCCCCGGTGGACTTTAAATTGTAACACAATCGTCAAACAATAAATAATAAAAAACATAGTTAGTCATGTTCATAACTACGTTTTTTTGTAATATTCGTTTTTTTATTCTTTTATAGGCTCACCGTATCGAGTAATAACCGATCGAATACTCGAGAATGTGTGCGATGTTCCGTCAGCGAAATTAAACTTGTGTATCATATAACCTGCATGACCATCGGTTTGTCTGAAAAGATCATCATAATCTAATTCATATCCAGTAATTATAGTATCCACAATAGACTCGTCGTCTTTTACTTGTCTCAACGTTTTACCTACCAAATGTTTAAAATCACACATTGAATACCACGACATAATATATTTCTGTTATTTTGTTAATATATTTATTAACAAAAAACATATCAATTTTACAAAGGGGATCTTTATTCATCCTTTTTCTCATCTTCTTTGGTTTCGACTTTTTCTTGGACTTTTTCTTGGACTTTTTCTTGGACTTTTTCTTGGACTTTTTCTTGGACTTTTTCTTGGACTTTTTCTTGTTCGATTTCTATATTTTCTGCTTCATTGGAATTCGTTTCTAATAAATTTTCAGGTTCATACCCCATCTTAACGAGAGTTTTAGATGATTCTTGAGCCTTATATGCGTTATATTGACTTTCAATATCATCATCCGTCATTCGGTCATCATCATAGTTTCGATTTTCAAGAAACCTAGGAGAATTCATTATATCCGCTTCTAAATTTGGGAAATTATATAACTGCAGGCTTTTACTACCTCCTATATATGAATCCGTATTATTATCCGCATCATATAAGCAACAACATATGTATTGTAGTATAGACCGTTGTTCTTTTAACACAACCTTTGATTCGTTTCCTTTCGCAATGATTTCTAGAGGCGTATTTGTTCTTGATGTATCTACAAATTGCTCGGGAATAGTTGTTAATAAATCAATCTTTAATTTACGTTTTAAAAGGTTCGATGCCTCGCATAATTTACTATACACGCTATATTTCTTGTTTAAATAGTCTTTCCCATCCTCTCCTCTATTTTCGGGATGTAAGCGCAATGTTTTATATAGGTCAATCGCCAATGAATAAAATTCTTTTGACTGCTTGAGTTCAAGTTCCATACTCGTTTGAATTCCCATATATAGTTCAATCGCACCAAGTATACCCATAGCCATTCCTATAAAACACGTAATTCCACTTATAATTGGTTGTTCTAATATGGGTTGTAAACCTACCGAAGCAGTAGCATTCATAGAAGCCAGTATAATGATAGGTAGACGAAAATATTTACCATAAGATTTAAAATGGTAGTATCGACGTCTGTGATATTCGCTTAAATTCACACAATTTATACGCATTTTCTCACAAAGAGATTCCACTTCGTTTGTCCACTTATGAAGCATTATGTAATCCTGTTATATAAAATATAACATTATTTTGTTATACAATACTATACGCATTATGTTATTAAACGATAAATGTATACTAATAACAAAACAGTAATACATCCGAGACCCATGTTTAATGCTATACGCCATCCAAAGTCTAGATATCCCGCCAACATATCAGAGAATGTATGACCAATTAAGGCTCCATATAGAGCACCCGCTGTTCCTAGGTTTGACCCTATAATTTTGTCTAAATGGATGCCTATTATTGCTGAAATTGCTACAATGGCGTTGTCTATAAAACCGAACTTAAATCCCTTCATTTCTTCTCCACCCATATTGCTTTAATATATATAGAGAGAAGTATTTAGTGGATGTCGAGGCAAATTTTATCATCAAGTATTCTATACTATGAAATATAATTATAATTATAAAACCGTATTTGTTATATCTATTGTGATATTTCTATATACGCGTCCAAGATATATTCCATATCTACCCACATTGCCCTTTTATGAGAATGATGAGGCAAATGAAGTTGTGAAACATGTGAAAATGCGTAACAGTGAAGATGTCCAATTTTTTGAATTAACGAATCCCAGTGTAATCTATGCGTATTTACCTTATGTAGATGAGACGGAGAGTGAACTTCGAGACATAATAACACGACCGTTTGTTATGTTCATTATCCTATTTTTAAAATACTTGATTAATCGTCCAAGACCGTATCAAATTATACCTTCTATTGACTATTTAGAATCGGATACGGGGTATACACCCTCATTACCCGCTGGACACGCATTACAGGCTTATTACTTGTCGTATATTTTATCTAGACAATATCCAGATAAAAAACAATTGTTTGATAAATTAGCGGAAAAATGTGATGATGTACGGGTGAAAGCCGGTATTCATTATCCAAGTGATGGTAAGTTATCGAAAAATATCGTGAATTATATGATTCGGTTTTCTATTATATAGGTTGTGCGAATGCCCCATGAAATTGTAGCAATGTTCCCAAATAAACGGCGTCGTCCCAGTAGGATATATATTTATTCGTTTTGGTTACTTCCGATACTAGAATCTTGTTATTTGAACTGTCGATGTAATATACATATACTAATTTGTTTATTGTCTCGAAGCTTTTAGTGTTTACATCCTTAATGTTACTACATAATCAAAGCGGACCTCGTAAAGGATATCTAAAAGGGGATGATTTAGCTAGTAATATCTCACACACTAATTATGTAAATTTGAGTGAGGAAAAACAATTATTATTGAAGAAAAAAAAAACCAACTGGGATGCATTGTTATCACCACCAGCAGAACCAGCAGAAGAAAAAGAAGGAGAAACAGAAGCAGCAGCAGGAGGAAAAAAGAAAACAAGAAAAACAAGAAAAACAAAGAAATCCAGGAAACAAACGAAAAAAAGAGTAAAGAAAGGAAAAGGAAAAGGAAAAAAAACCAAAGGTAGAAAATAAATCGAATACCTAAACAAATATAATAAAAAACATCTATTTTATTATACTGATTCTGTGTGGTGTCTCACTTTTCATTGAGAACAAATAGGTTGCTCTAAATGTAACTATCCGCGTAAAAAAATTAATTTTTAATGCGTTTTATATTAGGTAGATCTATGTTTGAATATAAAGCATAATTTTTCCATTTTTCGGGTTTAGCAGTAGTATATTCTAATTTAAAATTGGTTTCTTTTATATTAAATTTTTTAAAAGTTTTTAACAATATTTTTTCTTCACGTTTCAAAAAACCAATTAATAATTTAGTATTAAAATTATGTTTAGTTACGGTTAATACTGCATTAAATATTTGTTCCATTGATAAATAAAAGAATGGAGGATCAACAATAAGTATTTCAAACGTTTCTTTTTGTTCAGTCGGATTTCTGATATCAAAATATCTATATTTTGGTAAATAACTAAATCTTGTATCAATATCAAGAACTACTTCAGTTCTTCCGACGTTGTAAAAACCTTTCCCCAAACTAGGTGTAGTCAAACAACAACAATTTTCAATAAATTCCAATGATTTTAATAATCTTTCTATTGTATTTTTCGTCCAACAATATTGTTCTACATCATATCGCTCTTCGAAATCTTCATCAAACATAGATATATTTTCATTTTTAACAATATTTTTCGCACTTCTAAACATAGTTATTAAATATTAAATAATATTATTTAAATCAGTTTATACAATTAAGTAATGGTTTCGTGTAAATAATATAAAAAAAAACGAATTATAATATTTAATAATGGCGCATAGACTTTGTAACGATGTAACTAATTTAATATTATCGTTTATGATACAATTAAATATTAAAGAGGAGAAATATATAGATAATGAGTTCTCTAGTTACATGGGTTCGGATTCTTCTTCTTCCTCTTCTTCAACTTTACACGATGAACATCTAAGCGTACATGATTTACCACACTGCTCACAACTATGGTCGTTTTCCTCCATTGTAGAAGTCTCCTCTGTCTGGTTCAATGGTAAATTTCCATACAATTGTTTAACGCTTTCATCAGTGTTTATAATCCTTTTATTTTTTAATAATTCCTCAATTACTATTTCATAGAATAAATTTATACTACAATGTCCTCGTGTGCAACACCCATTGGGAAAAACAAACATATTTGGGTCTTTAAACTGTCCTCGTAATGTAGTAAAAAATTTATTAATTAAATGATTTAAAACGACCGATGTCCATATATGTGGATTTACGTCAACTGAACCCTTTAAACATCTAGGATATCTTTCCTTGAATATCTTATAACATTCTTTTGAAAAAGGTATAAACGTATTATTGTCCAATGTTCTTAGTTTATCCATATCTAAATCCTCAAATTCAACATTGTTAATTTGGTGTGTAAATGGAGGTGATTTTAACTGTGTTTGAGACACGTGCATTTGGTATAATATATTTATAAAATCCATATATATATATATTATTCTTGACGTTTAAGTCCTTTTTCTTATTTAATATCTGATTCATCTTCTTCTGATTCATCGCTCTCACTGTTATTATACTTTTCCCCCATATCTATAAAATCCTTTTGTAAAGTACGATAAGTTATTGGAGATTCCTCTTCTTCTTCTTCTTCTTCTTCTTCTTCTTCTTCTTCTTCTTCTTCTTCCTCTGATTCACTGCTCTCATTGTTATACTTTTCCCCCATATCTATAAAATCCTTTTGTAAAGTACGATAAGTTATTGGAGATCTTGAAGGTGCTTCATTTTTACTAATCCCTAATAGTTTCATTAAAGCATTATGTTGCATTTCTTCATTTTGTTTTATAACTTCCGGATCATTACTAATTTTATTAACAAATTTAAATATTTCTTTACCTATATCCTCTCTAGACATTTCTTTATGATTTGGGATCATTTTGTCAAGTGGATTATTTTCCATAATCTCTTCTTCTTCTTCTTCTTCTTCTTCTTCACTTTCTTCACTACTATAACCAATCACATCAGAATATAAATCCTCTCCCGGATTATTTCTTCGAGAAATAGGAGGACAAAATATATCTTTTAAGTCTTTACTGTTTTCCATAATAATATAATGTATTATATCATATTATTTTTATATCAATTTTATAGATTATCGATTTATCAAGATTATTTTCAGAATTAAAATAGAAGAGAAATGTTACGTATACACCGAATATAAAATTGATTTATTTTTTATTCTTTATAAGATTTAAAACAAATTCTTTATATATATTATAAAATGGGCAAATCATTCAAAAAAAACACAGACGAAACAAAGAAAAATTTATTCAGACGACCGGGTGAAAATAAACAGTTAAAAAATCTGGTACACCACCAACATCGTGCGCATAACAAGAAGTCGGAAGAAGATAATTTCATTGCTAATGCGAAAACCAACTGCTCGCATTTACAAAATTCCTACTGTCCATACCATGTGCGCAATAATTCTCAACCTAAAATAGGTTCGGGACGCACCAATTCTGTTTCACATGAACTCACATATAGAGAAATGAGACATACCGAACCTGATATATGTGATATGGGTGTATTGAGGAGGAGCAACCATGGCGAGGGTTATTGGGACTCGACCAAGGGTTCAACCGTTGACCGAATAAATAACATATTGGAGACCGAAAAATTTGAAGACGGTGTGAGCGACAAAGAAGAAAGATTGAGACCTTCAAGTAATTACATGAAATCTTGCAAAAAACAAATAGAGCGTCGGGGAAAAACCACAACATTTAAGGGGCACAATCGCGGTAACAAACATTTATTTTAAAATATTAATCTCATTTTTTCTTAAAAGGTTTTTTATTTTTCTTGAAAGGTTTATGTAATTTTGCAATTTGATCTTTTTGTGATACTGAACCTTGTGGTCTCAACGCAAATGAATATACGTGTATTTTATTTCCTGATGCATCTATTTCTCCACTATCCGTGACCCTATCTGCATCCAAGTCCTCCTTTTCAATGTTGGGTTTTTCTACCACGACATTTATACAATCTTTTCCATCTTCACTGTTCTCACTATCTTCTTCATCTTCTTCATTATCAGATTTAAAATCACACGAAAACATTTCGTCAAGGGTTTCTTCAAATTTTTGTTTTGCGCCGTAACACCCTGGACGACAAGATTCTTTTTCCGCTTTTCTTTCTGCTGCATCACACAATATTCGTATTATGCGGTAAGTGGACGCATATGTATTAATCTCCTGGCGGCGTCTTTTATCGCGTTCTTCACTTCTCTTTTCCCAATCTTTTATTGCTTCCTCCATCGATTCGAATTTGGTACCATCTTCCTCTTCCTCATCGTCCGGAAAAATCGACAAGGGATAGACGGGCAACGCTTTATCTGTAGTATCATTTATGAAGAAACTCAAAGGGACAGACACATTATCTGTATTATCAGTATTATCAGTATTATCACTCATTATAATGGTATAAAAATCATATTTATATCATTTTTACAAAGATTTATATTCATTAAATCTCTTTTTTTCAGTTTTCGATAAGGAAATCATTTTCCCCAATTTCAATCCACCTACCAAATGAAAATGAAGATAAGGAACTTCTTGACCACCATCCGAACCACAATTGGTTATTAATCGGTACCCCGTTTCATCTATATTGAATTGCTTTGCTATTTTTTTCGCTCCTAGTAATATATTTGATAAATAACTACTGTCTTCTTCTTGTATATCATTTAATGACGCGATTGTTTTATTTGGAATGATTAAAATATGAACGGGAGCGTTCGGGGCAATATCTTTAAACGCAGTAATATAATCATCTTGATAAACTATATCCGCTTTTTCTTCCCCATCTCTAATTTTTTCAAAAATATTTTTTTCCATTATATCAATATAATTTCATTTATATTTATATATTTTTTAATAAAATTGATTCTTTTCTTTTTATATAACAACAATACAAATAAAATGGAAAACAAAAAGAATAAAATGTGTGAAATAATTGGTAGTCGGGTTAAAAAACTAATCAACGCCGAAACAGATCAAAATGGGTATGCATGGGCGAAATCGAACGAAAATGTAAGATCGAGATCCAGATCTGGTATATTACTATACCACGAATATGTTAAATTTAAACCAAACAAGTTAAAATTCGATACCGATAAAGACAAATGGTATCATTATGATTTTGCTCCCGAATTTGTTTCAAACATAAAACCTATTTACTCTTATAATACTGTTAAAAAGGTCATCGGGTTTGATACAAATATTGTTGATATTGAAGTGATGTCTATTGAAGAGGCGCAACAATCCACACGATTAAAGCAACTTTTGCATGCGCCACAGCAGGCTATTGAACTCTTTGGAGATGGAGATGAAGTTAATATGTTGCTTATAAAACGAAGCGTGTATAAAAATGGTATATTTAAATTTATTATGTTAAAATTACTTGTTATGAAATATTGCTCTTATATTAGAGAAAAAACGTGGAAACCCGGGAGTTTACAATACCAGTTAGCAAAAGAAAGATTTAACAATTTATCAAGGGTTTAAACATTATTTCTCGGATTTTCAGTGCTTACATCCCACATTTTTTTTATTTTATCTTGGCCTTCACGCAAAGATATGTTAGGTTTTTCCGATTTGATTATAAGTAATTGTTCATTGTAATAGTCACGGTAGAGTTGATTTGTGTCTGGTAAGTCGTCATCAAAAATGTTCGTCTTTTCCTTATTTGATGATACATCATATACCGATTTTTCTCGCAATGAATTTATTTCCATCTTCTTGGGAACTTCTCGACGAATTTCTTTTAATTTCTGCCTATCCTCTTGTAAATTTCTTGCGAAGAGGCAACTTCGTTGTCCGTTTTCCATTTCCTTACCGATATCTAACTGTTTATTAACGTCAACTGTTCCATTTCTTGCGGAGCGGCAAGCTACCAAGGGTTTGATCGGATTCAGTTTATACCGTTGATCGGGAATTTCTAGTTTTAAAGGCTTATCACGATTTCCTCTACGGGATAATGGTCTTATAGTAAATTGTTCCGACTGTTCTTTAATGATGGATTTTTTTTCAATTTTCGAAGGTGGACTATTATTCGGGTCTGACCATTTATGGATTTCGCGATTTGAACTATATTGTTCACGTAACTGACGGTCAATCTCTAATAATTCACGATCTTTTTCCAAGGCTTTCAACAAATCTTTTTTCAGGGGCATTTATATTACTCTCATAAAAAAAACGCAGGTAATTGAAATATAATATGTATATATACGTTACTTTTTTTTATTTTTTCTCAACCATTCAAAACTTAATATATATATCAGCGAGGGTGTTAGTTTTTTTAAACAGTGCATTTTTTTCTTATTCATTACCATCGCACGTATACATTGTTCGTTTTCTGGATTGTAATGACATACCTTACAAAATTGTATTTTATTACAGTAAACAGTATCTCTAACACACATAATGTGTTTACAAATTACACAATAGTTAATCGCGTCCATTGTCTTACATACATGGCATGTTGAACCCGATGGCTGAACCCTGTTTTGTGTGAAGGAAACAGCTGTCCTACGAGTCGTCCCGACTTCAACTAGTTCCCCTTTTCTTTCCTCTTCTATCTGAATCTGATCATTCGGTCTCTCTTTTTCCGCACGCTTTTGTAAATTCCTTTTGTTAATTTTTTCCTGGGTATATGTAGACAAAATTTTGTCTAACCCTCTTTGTTCACGAGATTTTATAATTCTTCTAACATAATCCCCCATAATCTTCGTATCTCTATATTTCATCTCATTCTTGCTCATTATTTTCGTGTATTACATTACACGAAAGTGAAAAAAAACATTCAATTTTACATACAAATATTCAGGTTCAAATGTTTTTTTGTCCTTTTAATTTTATAATCACGGGTTTTGGTGGTTTTAAAGCGAGTTCCAACGCATTGTTTCGAAAGAGGCGTTGATAGTCCAGACATCTACGATTATAATCGATAGATTGTTCCGCTAATCTCGTTTTTTCGATGGCGGTCGTTTGTAAAGCACCATTGGTGTTACGTGTTTCATAGAAGAATGAGATTAATCCTAAAATAATGGTTCGAATTCCCCATGCGGGATTCCAACTTTCGGGATGCCAGTCAGAGAAACTCATACAAATGCTTCCACCGTCGGCTCTTAACCGTCCGTTAGGTGTATTCATAAGTATCTTTGGGGGAGCGAATGGATACCTATCGGGCAATATAATGCTACCCATATATAAACCACCTCGGTAGTCAGTATCGTCAGCACCTTTAAATATAAAACGCCATTGGGTAATGTCGTCTTCAAATGGTAATGCTATACAGTCAGGAAGGGGGTCTTTCGATAAATCCCGTATCTCTCTTTGTATTCTTCTTAAATTCATAGTTTTTGTTTTTTTCTAAATGTCTGTCCTGAACGATAAGTCTATCAATTTTACACAAAAAAATGATAGACTATACTGATATATGAAATAACATAGAATACATTGTGTTTTACGCCCTTGAAGATTTAAAATTATACAGTCGGGAAAAAAACCCAATCTAAATCGCCGCATACTTTTTTCCAAATCATATCTTGTTCTAATTGTTTTTCACGGTCTTTCATCATAGGGATATAAGGCAAATACTGTGTCTGGTTTAATAATGTGCATAGTTGATATAGTGTATATGTATAATTGAAAAAATTGGTTCGATTGGCTGGACAATGAACAGCCCAAGGTTTCTGTATTTCGATAAAAAGGACACATAATGTCTCATGTAATTCCTCATTCATAATAGGAGGTTTAACACCGAATATCGAATTAATGTATTGAATATGTTCGAAATATTTATTGAGTCCAAGTTTTCGTAGAATCTCTCGCATTTTGTCGTAATTTATTTGTTTCATATCGGTAATACGTTCTTTTTTGATACGAGCCCGTATTTGGTCAATGACTTCGTCTGGTATTTGCGTGGTCTCTTTTGCCTGAAATTGCGATAATATTTCTTTGAAATGATTGAGACGTATATAGGCGGTATAAGAAACTTCATTGGGTGGATCTTTGTTATTGGGTTTTGAACTATCGACAATATATGTGATGAATTGCCCACATTTATGATTATTACAAATCATAATTCCTTCTTCATCTTGAGGAACCATCTCGCCTTTTTCACAAAGACCACATGTATCGCACGATAAAATGTAATCTTGTGGATTTGTGAATTCATTATTCACATTTCTCCAGTATTCTTGATACATTTTCTTGGATTGTGTATATTTGTATGGATTCACATTATCTGTTTTGGTGGATTTTACTTTGAAAAAGGTGTTTAAAACCTTGATGTTTTGCGCGGGTTCTCCTGATGAGATTTGTTTTTTTGATTCAAAATAATCAAAGATAAATGTAGAATTGTCCAAGAGATATTGTTTTTTCTCCTTTTCTAAACGTCGAATTTCTTGTTTTTTTTTTCGAATTTCGTCTTTATAATCTAGTATTTGGTCGATTTGACTTTTATTCATTGATTTTATATTGGACCGTAATTCTTCTATTTCTGATTTTAAACGCGGTATATGTTCGCTTATATTGCTATTAAATTTATCTAACATCTCTTGATGTTTCTCATCTAATGAAGTCATTTGCTTCATTTGATCATTTTTAGCAGATTTGCTCATTTTATATTCAATATAAAATGAAGACGATGTTATTTTTATGTATTTTGATGTTTAGAATAGTTTTGTATTATCACCATTTTTAAATATAATTGTATTTTATAATATTTAATAATAATCATGTCAATAATTCATAACAATGTAGCTATAAGCGATGTAGAATATACAAAAATTTCGAAAAATAGTATAGGTCCGCAGAAAAGTAGTTTATATAGAGCATATACTGACGAACAAGTGGCCCTACCAGTGGTATTAGCAGATAACGCACACGACCATTTATCTCATCTCAACCTAAAATCTGGTTCTCTGGAAAACGTCATGCTTTTATCGACAAAAATTTCGTCAGGGCCAACCTATCCATTATTAAAAGATATAATTAGTTCTGTAGGAAAATGTTTTGAATATATCATACCCTCACCCTCAGTCCAACAAGAATTTCCACAATATGACATAGGAGTTCACACCCCATTTGAAATTCCAGACAATAAATTATATTGTTTAATTCGGGATTGTTTTCCAGGAACTTGGGTTCCAGGATTAAATAATATATTTGACCAGGCAGGCGCATCATTAAAAACGTTTATTGAATATCATAATAATCGTAATGGTTGGACATTACGAAACCCAGTTAAAAAAACAGTTAATAATGATAACGCAGGGGGTCTTGGACAACAATTAAAAGTGATAGGACATGATCATTTAAAATATACTGCTTATTTTAATTATGATTTGCTATGGTTTAAATATATTACTAGTATGCAAGATCCAATACTACCAGGAATAAGAACAGAATTATATGATCTTAAAGACAAAGTAATACGAGCTATTGCTCAAGATATTGGTCCTGTTGATCCTGCTGATTTATTAACCCCCGATGAAATTATTATGATTAATACTGTTAATATCAATTTTTTATGGTGTAAATTAATGATATACTGCTTTGATTGTGTTGTTGATGATGAATATTTTATAAATGCACACGTTAATGAACGGACAGGATATTTAGATGCGTTACAAAAATTAACACAAATTAGATTTGATAGTTTCGCTTATACACAAGACGGGTATATATCCAACCCTTTTATTTATTACCGCTCTACAAGTCCGAATCAGCCCTCTAATATTTTTACGGAGCCTGCTTCTGTGGTCTATATTAACGATATGTGTACTAGAGATTACAATAATTTATCAAGACGACATCCTGGTGCTAATATATTTGGTGTAAATGAAAACCTCATATTAGCCGGTGGTGTTGAATATGTAACATCACAGGCAATGGCTGCTAGTTGTATGCGTCAATTCATAGCACTTTTCAAATCAAGTGGACGGTCTAAAAATACGGGAGATTTTACTAAAATTTCGAGTATGAATGAAATAAATACACTGTTTAACAAAATGGTGGGTCGGCAAGTCAAAGTAAATAAAGGTTATGGATGGGCTATCTTAAAATTTTCAGGAGATTCATCGCATATTGTTTTTGGTGGAATTATGGAAGATATTAAAACAGCAGCAGCAGCAGAAGGTGATACGGATCTGGGTCGTATAAAAATAATATATGCTATTTCAGAACGTCCACTTCTTGCTCGGTTACTTGCTGCTCAAAAAAATGTTTATTTTCTTTTGAATAATGCAAGTGTTTTAAAAGAATATTATACAGGTCCTGGTTCAGAATTTAAAACCGAACCACACGCTGTATTATATATACAATGGGATCCATCAATTACATTTAATAATATTGTAGATGGGTTTGTGGGTAAAGTAAATGACCTCGACGCCCCACAACCACCAGGAGGTCCAGGTCCAATCGAAAACACGGGTACTAGCATAGATAAGCTTATACAATTATATGATTTATTTGATATTACACTACCATCACACGCAGCAGCAGCACAAGCACAAGCAGCAGCACCACTAACCGAAGCAGATTACAATAATCTTATAGACGAATTTAAAGCCGTTTTTTTAATAACTACAGATGTGATAGCTTTTTTAAAACAGTATAGAACGAACATTGTTATGACGAAAATGCGTGCTATAATCGAGAGAAACCCAGACTACAAAACAGTGTTGTCTAAAAAGTTAGGTGCTCATGGTAGAGCAGCCGGGAATACAAATTGGTTTTGGTTAATGGATACGATTAACGCTCCTGATTCTGCTTTTATAGCAGGGGGGACGAAAGGAATACACGATTTCGATGAAATATGTCTAATTTTTAATTTATTGGTTGAATATTATATAGAACTTGGGGGGGAAGTTGATACTTATTATAATAATTTTTTTAGGCTCCCAGGTTTTTATGATATATTTAAAAAAATAATTACTTCACATAGGACAACATTACTTAAACGAAAAGATACAGAAAAAATAGAAACTTTTATACAAACGCGAGAACAAGACTGGATATCATCACAAAAAAAAAATAGTGAAAGAATACCCAATAAAGTTGGTGCGGCAATTAATCAAATGGAGACCTTAATGTTAAATTGTTGGAAATTACATGAATACCAACTCCCGCGGGGGACGAGAGTGACGCAATTTGGGGGTAATGATAATGATAATGATTATGTGAAAAAACAAGTAGGTGGTGCTGTTACAGCAGACGGGTTAAATATAAGAATGGATATTGAAGAGACATTAATACACGTATTAACACATTCGCAAATTGAGGATTTATTACACGTTAATAATACTAAAATTATAGATATTCCTGGTCTTCTAGTACTAGATAAACTACTTAATGATACTTCGACATTACCACCAACATTCGATCTCAATACCCGTATATTTCAAATAAATGAAAGAGTAAAAATCATGTCGGCGGTCGATTATATAAGGGATTTTGCGATAAGTTATCCCGAAGATGCTACTGCTGATGCTACTGATGCTACTGGACTAGTAGATATGAATAGATTTAATAAATTACTCATTATGAATCCTTCTATCATTCTTGCGAAAAGGTTAAAATTATTGGACATATCTGATGATACTATTATAGCTGATGTTAATGCCGAAAAAACATACTTGAACAAAGCTTTATTTTTTTTGGGAACTTATATACAAAGTCTTGCAGCAGCACCAGGAGCATCAGCAGCACCACCATCACAAATATTAACAAATCTAACTACACTACACATTGATATTGATAATTCAACCGTATTATCGGAACTATCTTCATTAACAGATATTAAGGAGGATAGTGGTATTGTATTAAATAAAGGTAGTGGTATTATTCCAACGGCCGGTAACCCACGTAATATACATCAGGGGGTGTTAGATATCTATAATACAGCAGGTAATAAAATCACATATAAACGCGGTTTAATCCAGCATTTCCCACATTTGAATGAGGATGAGTATAAACCATTTCTCGGATTAGTTCAAGAATTAGCTAAATCTGACCCCATAATAAATTTAAAACGTGGGGCAAATAATAATGTTCAAACAATATACCTTTTAAAACGGAGAGTTGAAGTTTCAAAAATACTATCCAAGTCAAGATTAATGGAAATAATCTTCGATAACCTAGCAGATACAGATAGGACTAATAGGTTAATACAATCTCATAGAACGAGAATAGAGAAATTTTTTAGAGCAGTTAGTATGATTGCAGGAGGAAAAAAAACAATAAAAAAACGCCGTAAAACCAACCATCGTAAAACCAAACGTAATAAACCCAATCCCAAAAACAAAACAAAAAATAATAGAAAAAGGCAAATAAAAGCAAAAAAAAAACAAAAAAGACGAACAATAAAGAAGAACCACAAAAAATAAGTATTTAAATAAACTATACAATGGATGAAAATTTGATACAAGTAAATTTTCAACCCGAGAATATTGATAAAAAACAGATGAAAATAATGATATTTTTAATGAATGCCTTAGAAAAGGGGTGGTCTGTTAAAAAACAAAATGAGAAATATATATTCTCAAAAAAACATGAAGGAAAAAAGAAATATTTGGATGAAAATTATTTAGATGAGTTTCTTCAATCCAATTTTGATATGCCTACGATAAACGCATAATGTAAACCACTTGCAAAATAATAATCAAAACACCTAACTCTTATATGGTTACAAAACAAATAAAATGATAAAAAACGGGAAAAATAAAACGAAAAATAAAAACAAATAAACAATCCCATTATTTAGGCATATACCAATTGTATTCCAATTAAATACAAATTATATTTAGCAATTAATAATTAATTCATTTTATTTAGTTATTAATTAATTTGACCAGTTAATTACTTAAATACGTAACAAGAGTAATAATATTTGTAAAAATATGCTTTCATAAAAAAGTATATATTTAATTAATTCCCGAAATTATTTTCTACAGCAACATTATATAACAGAATGGCTGGAGCACTCATGCAACTCGTCGCCTATGGCGCCCAAGACGTTTTTCTTACCGGTACCCCCGAAATTACTTTCTGGAAGGTGTCTTACAGACGCCACACCAACTTCGCCATGGAGTCTATTGAACAGACTTTCTCTGGCCAGGCCGATTTCGGTCGCCGTGTGACCTGCACAATCAGCCGTAATGGTGATTTGTGCTACCGCACTTACCTTCAGGTTACTCTCCCTGAGATCAACCAGAGCATGGCATCCGGTTCCGATGATGTCTATGCCCGTTGGTTAGATTTCCCCGGTGAGCAGCTCATCGCCCAGGTTGAGGTCGAGATTGGTGGTCAACGTATTGACCGTCAGTACGGTGACTGGATGCACATCTGGAATCAGCTGACTATGTCTTCCGAGCAACAGAAGGGTTACCACCAGATGATTGGTAACACCACCCAGCTCACTTACGTGACTGATCCTTCTTTCGCCGATATCTCTGGTCCTTGTTCCGCCGCCGGTGGACCTTCCCAGGTGTGTGCCCCTCGCAAGGCCCTTCCTGAGACCACCCTCTACATTCCCCTTCTTTTCTGGTTTTGCCGCAACCCCGGACTTGCCCTTCCCCTCATTGCCCTTCAATACCACGAGGTCAAGATCAACATTGACTTCCGTCCTATTGGTGAGTGCTTGTGGGCCGTAAAGGACCTTTCCGCTACTGCCTCCACTCAATCTGTGTCCCAGGCTTACCAGCAATCCCTTGTTGCCGCCTCTCTCTACATCGACTATATCTTCCTTGATACCGATGAGCGCAGAAAGATGGCCCAGAACCCCCACGAGTACCTTATTGAGCAGCTTCAGTTCACTGGTGACGAGTCTGTCGGTTCTTCCAGTAACAAGATCAAGCTCAATTTCAACCACCCTTGTAAGGAGCTTATCTGGGTTGTCCAGCCTGATGCTAACGTAGATTACTGTGCCTCTCTTGAGGGTGGCCAGACTCTATTCAAGACTCTTGGTGCCCAACCTTTCAACTACACTGATGCTATCGATGCTCTCCCCAACGCCGTCCACGCCTTCGGTGGACCTACTGAGACTTCTGGTGCTAACGCTTTCATCACTTCCGGTGGTCTTTTCCAGGACCCTGGAGCTGATTCCAGTAACGCCGGTCTTGCCTGGAACGCTGCTGACGGTACCAGCGGTCTTGCCGGTGGTGATAACGAGGGTTCATATGTGTCTGATGCCGGAACATTCGTTCTTGCCGAGACTGCCCTCGACATGCATTGCTGGGGTGAGAACCCTGTCGTCACTGCCAAGCTTCAGCTTAATGGCCAGGACCGTTTCTCCGAGCGTGAGGGTTCTTACTTCGACGTTGTCCAGCCTTTCCAGCACCACACCCGTGCCCCCGATGCTGGTATCAACACCTACTCCTTCGCCCTTCGCCCCGAGGAGCACCAGCCTTCTGGAAGCTGCAATTTCTCCCGCATCGATAACGCCACCCTTCAGCTTGTTCTTTCCTCCGCCACTGTCGGTGGAACCGCAACTGCTAAGGTCCGTGTCTATGCTACCAGTTACAACGTGTTGAGAGTAATGTCAGGTATGGCTGGGGTCGCGTATTCCAATTAAATTCACTGCATTATGGTGTGTGTGTATTTTAACTCTGTGTTAAAAATGTAATATTTGTATAATTTCAAAATTAGTAATTATACAAATTCAATAGAACAATTCCACAATTTCTACCGTTTTGTGGGGAATATTATTTATCCAATATTCAAGTTGTTGAAGCAACATATCTATTCGTGTGAGCCATTCATCATGTTTACTTTTTGATATATCCAATACACCATACCCGTTAATTCGCCAACACGATGTTACTTTTTTTCCTTCTTGGTTCACATATGCGTCGGGATTAAATCGAATGAATACTACCGGTTTATGTCCTATATCTTGTGAAATTTCCATCAACCGTTTGTTCTGACACGAACAATCATAGGTAGTATGTTTATTCTCATCGACTTCAACGATGATTACATGACTTCCAAAATCTAAAAGCAAATCGGGTCTTCTTTTGGAACAACCATCTTGTATCTTCTTATCGGCAATCCAATTAAAATCTGGATATTTTTCAAGAACACGTTGAACCACGTCATTCTCCTTCGTTTTGAAATTACGGGATACTTGGATTTCAGGGCAGTAATGAATACAACACGGTAAACAATATCCATTGTATTTTTTAATACCTCTTGTTTCACATAAAGGTGCTTTGCATAATTGACTACCACCATGTATTTTACATCTTGTGGTATACTTTCCACATGGACATTTTTCACAACATTTTATACAAACCACAATACTTTTGCCGCAAGGACATAACTCTTTACTATTTGGATTGCATATAGGACATCGTCTTCTTCTTTTTCCATGCTCGCATATCGATACTCCCCCGCACGGCACACAGTTTTCTTTTTCGCTACCGTGTGGGCATATACTATTTCCGTTACACATTTTACACCGAGTCTTTCTCTTCAAATGTTCACATATTCCAGCACCTTTGCACTCTACACAATGAAACCGGCGCCGATTGTGAATACATTTTGGATTTGGTCCTCCCATTTATATAATGTTCAAATATGTATCCATTATATTTTCAATTTTATGCTTATTCGTATGAAAACCCGTTTTTTCAAATTATAATTTAATATGTATGTTATAAAATACATATTAATATAAATTATCCGAAAACATCTTTATCCGCAAACATTTTTGCGAAATCGTTTCCACCTAATAATATTTTTTCATCATTAAATTTATCATATTTCGTATTAAAGTAAATATTATCATTATCGTATATGTAACTACTTCCTTCTTCTTGAGAAAAATATCGGTCATTTGGTTGTATTAGTTTACCATTATCATTTGTTATATTATCAGTTGATAAGAAATATATTTCGTTTTTAATTAATTTATTTTTCATATTAAGACAAAAACAGGTCAATTTATTACCAACTATTTTAATATCTTTACTTGTTTTAAACCATTCTCCTTTAGGTCGAGGTAAATTAAAACTGGTTGCTATAATTTTAATTTTTTTGTTAGCGAATTGTTTATGCGTTGTTTGATGTTCTTTAATTTTTTCTTTTGGTGATGGGCGATTAAGTATATTTAAATTCATTTTTATTTTTTGAGATGGTTGTTTGATAATATCATTTGTCTCCTCATGATTATCAACGTTATTAATATTAATTTCACCTAATATGAACGGTGATTTTATATTAAAATATTTCCGAATACAATAACCAAAAATAGCTGGTCCAGTAATCATTAAATCATTATTAAATACTCTATTATTTATTATATTAATTATAATTGTATCGATTAAAATTTTGAAGAATTCCTCCTTTTTTTTTGTAAAAATCAACGCATTTGCGATTTGTGATGTATTTATATCTCTTGTAAAAAGAATGTCTTCATTTTTAGAAAATAGTTGTGAAATCTTATTAATACATATAAAATCAATATCCATATAAACGCCACCATATTTATATAATAAATAATATCGAATCAGGTCCGATTTATATGCGTAAGGTTTAAGTTTTTTATAAACAGTTTCTAATAATGGAAATTCGTCGTCGTCTTTAATCATATCTAAAAATATATCGTTGGTAATAAATTTGAAATTCATATCATCATTTAATTCAATATTTTTTTGAATATTATTATACATGTTTTCTGTTACAAATTTATCTTGTATCCAAATTTGAAAGATTGTATCATATTCTGGATTTCTTACAACGTCTACTAATTTCTTTTTATATACATAACCATTTGTAAAATATTGACTATAATGTCGATTTGTTCGGTCATTCCACCACAAATCATATTTGGTGGTAATTATTTTATTATTTTTATACAAGATTGCGAGAGGTTTATGAGCTAATAATTTTATGTTTTTTTTCCCAATCTTTATACTTTCGTCTTTAAAAAAATCGTTAACACCGCGTTCCAAATATTGATTTAAAGCCATAGCAAAAATAGCAGGACCTGTTACGGCAACTGTATCTTTGGAAATATAATTATATGTTTTATTGAATTCTTCATTATTAATCACTCGTTCTACGGTATAATCTAAAATATATTTTATAATATTATTTTTCTCTTCACAAACGATAAACGCTTGGTAAATATTACCATATGTTACTTGACAAGGGTGGTCGATTACAATGATTAGACTATTTTTTTTTTCTATAATTTTATCAATCGGTTCCTCGCATACAGATGAAATATCTGTCCAAACACCCCCGTATAAATATAACATACATAATCTAAAAATATCAGATTTATACGCACCTGCGTATAGCATATTATATGCGTCTAATATAGTTTCATCGAAGTTATTTTTAATTAAATCGTAACAATCTTGGTCATTCCAATACTTATATTCATAATTTACATTCATTAATTTCCAACTAGAAATAGCATTGTACATATTTTTATGTACCTTTTCCTTATAGGATTGGTGAATTATTTTTGGAATTTTATGTGTTTTTTCAGTTTCATCCTTTTCTAATTTAAATGGAATATTCAATTTTTCAACGTAATATTTATTTTTATTAACATGTATTTTTATCGATTCTTCGCTATTATTAATGTTTATAATTTCTAATGTGAAAAATGACCCATCAATAATATTCACTTTTAATGATAATATATTTTCATCCACATATTCAATAAAAAAATCAAATAAAGTTTTTGAGTCTGTTTTAACTATTATGTTATTTATATTTTGTTTATCTTTCGATTCTACTAAATACATTATTATATATATATGATATTTTGAATAAAATTATATTTGACGCATAATTGTTTGTTTAATGAAAATCTATATAAATAAATCGATACTATCTTTTTATAACAGATGTCTCTACGAACATATCAAGGAGGAAATCTGCATACCCAAAACGACCTATTAATGAATTGTTTAATGGAATTCTACAAGGATAAAACCCGTCTCGATGATATGATGAACATTATAAATGGTGAATCAAAAATATCATTAAGAATCGTCGATTGGTTTGTTACAAATTATGCGAAAAAGTATTATACGATTTACGAATTACCATCTCAACGACAATGTAGTGATTTGAAAATGCGTTTCAAAGTATACAATGACTACAAATTAAAATTAAAGGCATATTCCAAGAAAAGATTTGACCCATTTTGTAGATGGGAGCGTATCACCATACCTTATAATGCGGACAGTTGTATGGAGACAACAATTGGACAATTGAATTTTTTCAAATGGGCTATTGAGAATAAAATCATCGAGTATATAGAGAATAACTACGATGATATTGAAAAAGATATGAACGAACGTAACAGTATTTCAAAAAAGAAAAAAGATGATAGTGAACTTACAACATCGAATATTACAATTTCGGCAGATGTTAATAAAACGCGTAAAAAACGAGAAGAACTATCCGTTTCTGCGTGTAAATGTATTAAAAAAGAGAATGTTAAAATTATTGTTTCTTTTAATTAATGATTGGTTTGATAATATCATCAATTGTAAAAAACATATTATTCACCGAGTATTTAAGTTCCTCATCATCTAGATATCTATTATTTACGTGGGGATTTATTTCCGTCAAATCCATATTACATAATGTCTTTTTTCTCATTAGATTATGCAATAACAATATTCCAGGACTTTTATTGATGCCGTATCCTACTGGTGTACCGGTATGTGGTATAACGGATGGGTCAAAACTATCAACATCAAGTGATAGATGAAATGGACTGTCTCCTAGAAATTTGTTTAATATGTTATAACATCCCATAGGATTCGCGTTAATATCTTGACTTAAAAAGTATTTGATATTGTGTTTGTAGATAAGTTCTTTTTCGAAATAGTCGAGTGATCGTAGTCCCACATAGAATAGTCGGTCAAATGGGAGATAATTTTTAATAAATGAAAGTTCGGTATGACTATCTAATCCTGTTAAATATGCGAGAGGCATTCCGTGAAAGTTTTTGCTCTCCGATGCTTCATATGTATTTATATCGGCGTGTGCGTCGACCCATATCACCTTACAATCAGGGAAATAATTCAATGTATATGCTACAGTCGCCAAAGACATGGAATGGTCTCCTCCAATATTCATTCGAAACTGTTTGGATCCCATATCTTGTCCGGCTTTATATAAATTTCGAAACTGTTGGGCTCCCAGATCTTGATTGGCTTTATATAAATTTCGAATATTTTCGAAAAAGTGGTCATTATTATTAATATTAATACAATCCACTTGTTTTATAAGAAACTTACCGGGATAATTTTTCACCAAATGTTTCGTATACATTTCTGCGCCTTTTTCAACCCCCTTTAATTTTTGTCCAAGATTGTGTGGAAAGCGAATAATATGTCTCATATACTTATTATTCTTATATTATATCTAATATTATATTTAATATTAAATATAATGAGTAAAATTAATAAAAATGAATTTTGGGAAGGCAAAAAACAGAAGAACAATTAAGAAAACATTCAACATTACCGTGGTTTAAAAATACAATTATGGTTTTTAGAAAATGATATAATTTGTAAAATACCGAATATCATGAATATATATATTATATTCATGTTAACGCGTTTTTTTAATAAACCCAAACCATCAAAATCCGAAGAAAAAAAAAGAGAAATATCCAAAATATTATTTTTTTTTGAAGTGAGTGACCAAACATTAGAAGACATTTTCACAACTTCATTTTAAACCCTATCCCAGAGTTCATCAACTAAACCATATTTCATACACGTGTCTACATTCCACCATAGGTCGTGTTTTAGAATATCTCGCAATTGTTTCTTGGGAATATCCGCGTGTTCTTTATAAATATTGAGGATTTTATCCATAAGTGCCTTGTTATTTTCAAAATCATCTTCGAGTTCTTGCATTTTCCCCCAATAACCCGAAGACAACTGATGAATCAGCATATGTGCGTTGGGGCGAATATAACGCTTTTTGCCCACCACACTCATTAAAGTGCCTGCGGATGCGGTAGCACCTTCAATAATCGTGTGGACAGGAACTTTGCTTGATTTCATTACATCAATCGCAGTAAGAGCATCGAATATTGACCCACCAAATGAATTAATATGAAGATAAATAGGAATAGGGTCACAACATAGTTGGTGTGCTAGCATAATATTATCAATTTCGCATTTACGGATAAGTTCAATAAGTTCGAAAATATTATCTCTATCAACCTCGGCGTGAAAATAAATGTGGTTATTATCTTTGGAAATTTTTTTCATACTACCCGAAATATTATCCATTGAATCTTCATCATCGTCCGAATCATTATTCTTGATTATAACAGTTTTATTCGACTTCTTGCTACGAGTAGTAACTAATCTGGGCTGATATTTAAACATTTTATATAAGTGCTATAATTACTTATATAAAGAGCGGTATGATTAGAATCAATTTTATAAATAAATCACGTGAAAAACTAATATATATTATTGTATAAATGATTCCAATTAGTAATTTAATTTTTGTATTTCTTGTGATTTTAATGATAGACCGCGATTTCGCATCTAATTTTTATCCTTTTATTTTTATCCAGTCAGTTGTAGGAATATTTATCGCAATAGCATTGTATTTTTATAAACCAGCTCGCAAACTCTTTATTCAAATATTCCCATATTCTGTTACTGCGAATGCTAAATCGAATAATGAGAAAATGATGTTTTATTTAGGCATCATATTAATTAAACTGGTTTCACTCATAATTTGGCCGGTGAATTTATCAAGACAGGCATTTTTATACTCACTATATGTCTTTCTCGCTTATTTTGTATTTTATGGTATATGTTATCTAGTAAGAAATGGTTCAGATGATAAAACGGATACATTTGAACAATTACTAGAAAGTAACGATATAAATCTGTCTAAAATGGGCGCTGATCTCGCTCAATATCCAGATTGCGAGGCATAATCAAAGGAATATGTCTGTCGATAATGGAAGCAGCTTCTCTTGTTTTTAACTTGGGGGTAACAGCGGGTTTGGGTTCAACCAGATTAGACGAACCGATACCAAACAAATCTGATTCAATATCATTGGGATTTTCAGAAAGCTCTTGTTTCGGTAATCGGCCCTGAATTAAACCGTGTCCAGCGTCCAATGTGCGAGATGATACACCGTATTGAATATTCGTTTTATATTCGATTTGCTGATTATAACCACGTTGTTCAATTGAGTAATTTCCAGGAGTATTTTTACTACGTGTAGAAGCCATTTATACTATAACTATATAAAAACCCATGTATTATTTAATTGTATTAAACACGTTAATATAACTTTCGGTAGTCTCACAAAATGATTTTTCGTCATTAAAAAAATCACATAAACATCGATGAAACACTTTGAAATTATCATAGGAAAATAGAACGGCTAAACCAATGGACCTATCCATTGAAAGCATTTTTGCCGCCGCCATATCATAAATCGTTTGATACAATTTATGATTTTTTGTCTGGTCATAAATATGGTCCATTGCTTTACCAACCGCTTTGAAATCATAGTTTAATTCATCACGTGTAACTTCGTCATAATTGGGGTCTTGGTCGATATTTGGTTTCATTTTAAATATAACACGCATACATTCTCGAAATTCCTGGTCATTACCATATTCGATGTCTCGTACGTCAGTGTTGTAATTATCCATTAAAAGATTTAAATAACTAATATTTAAATCGTTTTATTTCCTAAAGTCTAAAAAGGCGGGCAACGAAGGATTTACGTTTTGTTGACTTTCGTCCGTTCTTTGCGGTTTTCTTGGCTTTCTTGGCTTTCTTGGCTTTCTTTGCGGTTTTCTTGGCTCTCTTGGAACGCGCTTTCTTACCACCGTATACGGGCTTTGTACCACCGAGTTTTTTTGCTTCAAATGGAGAAGGGCTAATAGGACTCATTATATATATACAAAAGATATTTTATACATTAAATAAAAATGCTTATACATTGGTTCCGCCGGGGCGTTTCATATCGCAATCAGCGGGAACGCGTGTATCAGCACCACCACGAACCCAACCCTTCATAGCACTTTCTTCTACATTTAGTTTAGGATCAGTCACACGTTCTTCCATTTCGTTATTTGTAGGGTGTAAAGTATAACCCATGAAACTTTGGGACATTACGGTAGAAGTACTCTTTTTCTCACCAATCGGTTCACCTTCTAATAATTGTAATTCTAATGTAGGGTCAACAGAACCTCTTCCTAAATAAGGAACGGTGTTAAATTGACGTTGCATAAGATTCAAACGTCCTAAATGACGCGCCTTTTCTTGGTCGAGTTTAAGTGTGGATTCGCTATCAATATGGTTTCCGCCTACACCGCTTCCGGTAATAGAATTAGGTACAACCGCGGGTTGTTCGGTCGCGAATTGAATCTGTGATTCCCCGCTATTATCGCTAAAATAGTTAGTAGTGTTGTAGTTAGAAAAACGACCATTTTGCATTTCCTTTTGAGATTTGGTAGTGGCGTCATCTTCCACACGGTTCGTATTGTAAAACGTATAGTTGCTATCTGAAAACATTGCTTTTATATATTTGATATATATTTTGTCTGTGAGAATAGCGTTATTTAATTTGGTAAATAACGTTATTATTTCAGTTATAAAAATAATTATTAAAAATACTACACTACAAGTCGTTTAACTTAATACATATTGTGTCTAGGGTTATTTCTAACAGCAGCAAATGCGTTTCCTTCTTTATTTGAAATCATATCTCCGTAACAAAACTGGGCAAAACTGTCTTGGTCGTTTGGAATGGTTGTATTTGCTGTGCTATAAAACTGTCGCATTGATTGTTCCAATTCCAGGTTATCATTCACATCTTGGAAAAGTTTTTTCTCAATATCCGGATGTCCTTCATTTAATAATTGAATGGTATTTTTAGTTTCTTCTAAAATAGAGTCCTTTCCTTCCTTTGTATATGAAGGTTGAGCGGGTTTTTTATTAGGATTATAATCGTAATCACTAATAAGTACATTTGAAAGAGGATTCGATGGTTTCGCAGTTTGAAAGTTAGTCTCAATAGTCTGTTCAGGTATTAGAATGGTGGGTCCATTACGATCATATAATTTTACTAAATTTCCTTGTTCATCTCTGAAGCCTTCGCTCCGTTTTAAATCTTCTTTTTTGTGATAAAAATACATTAAATAAATACATACAATGCTAATCACTGAAACTATAATGAGATTTATTTTGTTTGTAACAATATAGGATATGGTGGTAAGAGTCAAAACAATACGTGTAATCGCATTTAATTTTTGATTAAACGACATTGATTCTGTTGGAAAAAACTCTAAAGCATGTTCTGGACGTAATAAAATATTAGGGTCTTCTGCCCAAAATGGATGCGGAGGTTCTTTATGACTCTTCACGCTATGTTGGACCGGCATTTCTACAATATCCTCATTATTTAAATCATCTAAACTAGGTTCAGTTATAACATTTAATTTCTCGGGATTAATAGAATCGTTCATTTATATATATATTCTTTGCTATAAAAATATATATTTTTTATACTATAAACCGTTGAAGAATTAAAATGTTCCATTTTAATTCTTTAAGGGTCAAATTCCAGTAATAATTTGAAACAAGGCACGCTTTAGCGTGCCGTTTTAAATCTTCACTGGTATAATCTGTTTCTCACATTTCTCATCTATCTGAAATGTATCACATTTTTTCTTATCGGGAACAATTTGTAAAATACATTTTGATTTTTCACCATACACTGGTTCAGTACACCCATTTTCGATATTCGTTTTGGTCTTACGTGTACAACGGGAACGAAAATGTTCATATCTTTCACGGACTGTTTCATAAGACAATCCCGATTTTTTCCCCAACATCGTATTAATTAATTCGTGAAGTTTATAAATGTATCTCGAAAATGTATTGCGATTTTTCATATGTTTCATTAATAATGGGAGTTTTTTAAAGTTAGCACATAGATTGTCTCTACACTTACCACACGGTAATACATTTCTCAAATTCAGCACATAATTGCGGTAGTGTTTTTTATCGTCACACGTAGGTTTTGTAGGATAATTAAAGCTAATACTATGGAGAAAGTGCCATGCGCTTGGTCCCCAAACACTCGTCAACATACCATCATTTGAATCATAATCGGCTTTTTTATATACACGTTTGGTTTTATTCTTACATGTTTTTCTTTTATTCTTACATGTTTTTCTTTTATTCGTTTTAGTCATAATTAGTTATATTATCTCGATAAAATAATGTTCCGCAAAATATTCTAAATAATGAGCCAATTAGGAAATACGCATAAAAAAATATATATTCGTATTTTATAAATATGTCCACTGTTTTTAAAAGACTTTATAATGACTTTATCAAACCCATTGATAATACTATTTTGATTGTTATCATGTCGATAATCTTTATTATAGCGGGATATCTTGGATACAAATGGTTTGTTCAAAGTACTGTAGAAAATTTAGGAACTGCTGATTTGGCGAATGATAATAATCGAGAAGGTGATGCCGAACTCATATTCTTTTTTGCTGACTGGTGTCCCCACTGTAATCGTGCTAAACCTGAATGGGATAATTTCAAGAACAGTTTCAATAACAAAAAGGTAGGATTATTTAACTTAACATGCACAGATGTTGATTGTTCGGAGGGAAATAGCCCATTGATACAGGAATATTCGATTGACGGATATCCTACTGTGATTTTGAAAAAGGATGGAGAGCGCATCGATTATGACGCCAGTATTAGTGAAGACAACTTACAACAATTTATCACACAGTTTTTAGAAAACAATTAATCGTTTTCTTCTAATTTATCTTGATTTTCCTCATCATCTTTCTCTTTAATAAAATTATGTGACGATAAAAACTCGTTCGCATAATCTGCTCCATTATCAATAAGTTTTTTTCTATGTTCAGGTGATGTCGTAAATAACATAACTTCATCCATATTTGTAATTATATTTTTAATACATATCTGATGTTTACATTCTACAAATGCTCCTTGATTTGAACGTGTTATTAAATTTCTCATAAAAACAGACATATATTCGACCAAAGATGATTTATCATTCACACTTTGGGCTAATTCATCTTCGGTAAATTCTTTATAAATCCCTAATATCTCGTCTTTTTCTACACCTTCTAATTCTATACATTTTGAAATAGGATAATTTAGGAAAAAACCTCCATCGGCATATGCTTTTTCGCCACATATAAGGGGTTTAAATATGATTGGGAGAGCACAAGAAGCATATACTGCGTCGACCACAGTCCAATCAGGATGTGTTTTATAAGAAATTGTCTCTGTTGTAAATGAATTGATTTCAGTCACATAGACGTAGAAATCACGTTGCGTTTTATCATATAATTGCGATAAAGTAATATTCGGTGCTAAATCGACACCACACAAAAGTGGGTCTAATATTTTATGGAAAATATCGGAATTAAATGTGCCGCAATTTTCAAACACAGACAAACAGTCGTCTATATTACGCATAAATACCTGGTCCCAAGGTCGTTTTATTATATACTTATCCAACGCTTCGATATCATAACCAAGAACAAAAATTAAATTTATAATCGCGCCCGCAGATGTTCCATGAAATGTCTCAATATCCTTTATGTCTATACATTTATTTAATATAAGTTCACGTATTATACCATATACAGTAAGACCAAATGTCCCACCACCCGAAATTACAATATGTTTGATTATAGGAGTTTCCATATAAATAGTTATATAAATCGTTTTTATGTAATTTTTATCATACTCTTTTATATTATAGAATGTCCTGTTTTTTATTTACCGATGATAGTGATAATGTAGAAAATGTGAATATTGACGAACTTTATGAGAAACGACAACAACGTGATTTAAGACAAGTTTCCATATTTAATAAAATATTAAATCGGATTCATAAACGTATTAAAGTAACTGGTAGAAATAAGGCAAATGAACAGCATATATGGTTTACTATTCCAGAATATATTTTTGGTGAACCCGTATATGATAAAGCCGAATGTATCGCATATGTGATCGCAAAACTCGAGACCAATAAATTCCATATTCGTTATATTCATCCAAACACTCTTTTTGTGTCTTGGTCAAATTGGGTTCCCTCGTATGTTAGAAGTGAATATAAAAAACGCACTGGTGTAGTCGTTGATGAACTTGGACAAGTGATTGAAAAAAGAAATGATATGATTGTTGAAGAAGCAAACCCCAATGCCGATATTCTAAATTTACAAAATCAGAATTCTGTCCAAGATAAACAAAAAAAGACGTATAATTCCACAGACAATTATGTACCAAGTGGAAAACTTATTTATAATCCCGATATGTTTAATCATATTAATAAAAAGGTTAATTAGTATAAAATTGAATTTACAATATCTATATTTTGATAAATAATCAACAAAATATGGAATATAATCTAAAGTGTATACCCCGATATAACGATATAGTCAATCGAAAGGTGGCGAGATATGTAAAACGTCAACGGAAAATATGGAAATATTATTTTGATAGAATAAATATTCCGGTCCAAGAAGGTGGTATATATACGAGTCATGCGACTATTGAACGAACCTGGTATTCATATTGTGTATGGGAAATAAAAAATGTGCCTCGTATAAAAACAATTGTAGAAAAACATACTATGGTAATAAAGAATAAAATAAATGCGTATATGTCTATATTATCAAAAGCGCCTGTATGTGACGTAATCGATTATAATATAATGTTGCGTATTATCGAGTATATATTGCGTAATTAATTAGGATTTATAATGGTTTGATAAAGTCCTTCTTTAATTGTTCGATACAATGATTACATATAAAATCATATGTTTTATGAATACGGGGGAAAGGAAAGTCGTCATTGAAAATATCACGGTAATATTGTGTTGTAACATTTTGTTGTCCAAGATCAGCAATCACATTATTCTTACATTCTCCGCATTTTTTGTATAAATATTTCTGGATATGACGAATGACTTCATCTGGTAATGGTTTTAAATTCATTAATCTATTCTATATCATGTAGTTGAGATATTTCTTCTTGGAAAAGTGAAGTCATCCAATGATAATGGAGTTTTTCTATAAAATCCACCCTATGTAGATAATATAGTATTTTTTTGTCCAAGGAATTGGATTGTAAATTATCCGAATGTATTTGTTTTAACCGCATTCTCTCTCTGTTTTTGAAATATCGAATATGATTGGGTGGAAATGTGTTCTCGATATTAGTATCTGGTATATTCAACCAGTCCAATGTTCCGCCATTTTTATAAAACATATAAATATACAGTATTGCGATCAAATCGTCTCGTCTACCAGGTGATTTTCCAATATGAATATGTAAACTTATGAATTTAGGAGTTCCAGTAATGAACTCATTCCCAGTTTCCTCGGGTAGGGGTTTCATATCATCGTCTATATAAATTTTTGATAATCCAAAATCAATTAGGTATAATGCGTTGTTTTTAATCATAAAATTGTCTGGTTTTAAATCGCAATGAATAACTCCGCATTCATGAACAAATTTTAAAATATCAATCATTTTCACCGCATTTAATAAATTCTCCTTCTTGGACACTATACGATTATCATTGTATTTTTCCAGAGAAATTTCATAGAACGGCATGATTAATGTGGGATTACCTCTATATAATCCATACCAATAGACAAAAGGTACTGAAGTAGAATGTTTAGAATTAATATAATTGAGAATTCTGGTCTCGTGTTGTAATAATTTTATAGGAGTGTCTAAGATTTCGATTTTTATCGCAACATCTTCATCATTCCGGGTATATTTTCCTCTATATACATGACCAAATTTCCCATTCCCAATCTTGGACATTATTTTATATTTATTAGCAATCATTACAAGAGTTATCCAAATTATTTATATATTATTTTAATATAGAATTAATATAAGTATGAATGAATATATATTCACGAGTTTAATCTATTTAATCATAGTATGTTTTCTTGGACACTTAATTATAAATAATTGGTTTAAGCCATCAATACGTGAAGGTGCTCGCACTCTTCCTCGTCCGGTCCTCCATCCAGAATTATATGAATCCTCTTATAAATTTAAACCTTCGCCTCCTTATTTCGGTCAGACTCTTAATCAAATGATTGACCAATTTATAGATAGATATTTTGATAAACGCGGTCTACCCTATACCGAAACAATACAGATGTATGTTAATAATTGTGTAAATCAGGGAAATGTGACTCCAGAAAATAAAAGTAGATTAAACGATATTGGTTATTATTTTTTAAATATAGTAATTCCTAATATACAAACTGACCGAAATCCCACTCCGGAACAAAATTGGCCACCTATTAAATGGAGTGAAAAGGGAACATTTAAAGTAGCAATTCAACCCACACCTACGTATTTAGCATATATAGGTCAACAATATATGCCCAGTTACAACATGAATTATAATGATGTATTGTCTAGTAATGGAGGTGAATTGCCTTCAACTAGTGGTTCTAAAGGAAAAGGAAAAGGAAAAGGAAAAGGAAAAGGAAAAGGAAAAGGAAAAGGAAAGTGTGAAAATGATGAATTAAATAAGTGCGGTATAGGTTGTGCGAGTAGTTGTCTTGATGGTATTATGGGAGCTTGGTATGACGAAGGTAAGTATAAATCTCCTGGAACAGATGGAAACACTACAACATCTTCATACAATACTGATGGCTCTCAAATAAACGGAACATATGGACAAACCGAATCTGCGTCTGTATATGGAAGTGGTGGTAGCAATACATTAATTATTGGATCGGCAGAAATCGACGGTTACCAAATTACCGACGAACCACAGACGAGTAACTCGACCAGTCTTAATGATAAAATCATTGCGTTTATAAAGGAGTATTTTATAGAAGAAGGCATCCATAAAAATAAACCCACACAAAAGGCAATCGACACGTTTAATATGTATTTCCAATACAGAAGTCCAATGGATGGAATTCATATGAACAAGATGCGAGATGTGGTCTATTACATATTACAAGTAATCGTCCCCGGATTACCAACGAATTCGTTGCCGCGTTCTTACGTAGAATGGAGACCAATTGTCTGGTTAAGTCTTTCAGAAAGGAGTCGGAGATAAGTGATATATAGAAAATATAAAGCGTAATCAATATAAATAGATATTAAAACATATATTTATATTGCTATAACATGAATAAAATAGAGTATGGGATGAAACTCGATTTTTCAAATGTATTGATACGTCCAAAGCGTTCAACCATTAATAGTCGTTCCGAAGTAGATTTATCCCGTGTATTTAATTTCAAATATTCGCCTTTAAAATGGTCAGGAACGCCGATTATATCAGCGAATATGGATACTACTGGTACATTTGATGTATATAAGGTTCTTTCACAACATAATATCATAACCGCACTCCATAAGTTTTATACAGTGGATGATTTTCGTAATTTTAAGGAACAATATGATGCGAACCCAGATTTTTTTATGATTTCGACTGGAATAGGAGAAGGTTCGATTGACCATTTAGTGAATATATTCAGTGTGATAGAATGTAATTGGATTTGTGTCGATATAGCGAATGGTTATATAAGTAATTTGGTTGATTTCTGTAAGAATGTTCGCAAAACATTTCCAGACAAGCGTATTGTGGCGGGAAACGTAGTCACACGTGAAATGGTAGAGGAACTTATTTTAGAAGGTTTAGTAGATGTGGTAAAAATTGGAATTGGTCCTGGCGCGGCGTGTACAACACGATTAAAGACGGGTGTAGGAATGCCTCAATTATCGGCTATTATCGAATGTGCGGATGCGGCTCACGGTGTAGGAGGTCTTATTATAGGCGATGGCGGAATTACAAGCCCGGGAGATATGGCGAAAGCATTTGGAGGAGGGGCAGATTTTGTAATGGCGGGAAGTGCTTTTGCGGGTCACGACGAGAACCCTGGAGAGATTGAAGATATAAACGGTATAAAGGTGAAAAAATTTTACGGAATGAGTTCAAAACAGGCAATGAATAAACATTATGGTAAAATGGCGGAATATCGATCATCGGAAGGACGTGAACTAAAGATAAATTACAAAGGTCCTCTAATTAAAACCATACATGATTATTTAGGTGGATTAAGAAGTGCATGTACATATATTAATGCGAGAACAATAAAACAGATGGCTAAATGTACAACTTTTATCCAAGTTTCACAACAACTAAACACGAGTTTGGTATAATATATACATTATGTATAATGAATTATTTCTTCGATTTTTTGAAATTTGGAGATAATTTTATAGATTATTTTTCAGCACCCGTATATCATTTATTAACAGTGTTGATAATATTCGCATATATGTTAATTGTAATAGGAGTCACATATATAAATCCGGATTATACGGGTTATTTAACACTGGCCTCCCAGACATTTATTGCGATTGTCTTGATATTACGGTTTAATCCCCTTCGTAAGCATATGGTATGTAGTGAAAATGACCGAACATTAGTATTAGCATCAAGTTTCTTTTTACTGTTTAATGATGAATATACGCATTTTGTAACTGATTATATGAAATCGATACCCATTGTAAATTATATGCGAAGTAATTTGACGTTGTAAAATTGAAAGACTTTTAAACTATTTTAGTAATTAAAAAGAGAAAACGATTAGAAAATGGAACAGTCAAACGTTTGCATACAATGCGAATATAGAGAGAGTATATGGAAGTGTAGTTCTTGTGATAATATAGTGTGTGATAATGTATCATGCTGTTTAACATTTCCTCATTATAAAAATGGTCTTCATATTGTGTGTAATATGTGTAAGGTGAGAATTGAGGGTAAGTTGAAATTGGTGGTAGATATAGACAAGTTGAAATTATTAAAACAAAAAATACAAAAACGAAGAGTAACTCGATACTGAATTATGCGAAAAAAAACAAAAAGATAGGCCAATGATATGGACTATCTTTTTTTTTCTGATATAATAACGTGTTATTAGATAGATTTAGCATATAAATAAAACAAAATGGTTTTAATTTTAATCTCATAATATTAAAATTAAGAATATGTTACCTGATGATTTTAATTGGGAAACATATATATCAATAAATGATGATGTAAAACAATGTTTTCCTACAGAGGAATTGGCTACGAAACATTACTTATCGGATGGTATAAAACAAAATAGAATATATAAAACGAACAATGTACCAGAAGACTTTGATTGGGAAAGTTATTTAATATTAAATCCAGATGTATTTAATCACTATAAAGATAAATTAGGAGCGATACATCATTTTGAACAATTTGGTTATAATGAAGGTAGACAACGTACTTTGTTAGATTCCGATATTCCCGAAGATTTCAACTGGAGGATATATTTATATTATAATCCAGATTTAAAACAAATAATATCGAATGAAATTGAAGCAAAAATTCATTATATCTCAGTTGGAAAAGAAGGGAATTTAAAATATATATATTTAGATAGTGAAATACCCGACGATTTTGATTGGGTATGTTATACTGAAATAAATACAGATTTAAAACAGAGTTTTCATTCAAAATTATTAGCACAATTTCATTATATAATTACAGGAAAGAATGAGCAACGTATATATAAATTTAACCATACACCCGATGATTTTGATATAGAATCATATTTAGCATTAAATCCAAGTATTCATGGAAAGTATAAAATAAATGAATATACAGTAAAAATACATTATGATGTTATTGGTTACCCTCAAAACTTACCATATAAATTAAATACAACCCTTATACCTGTCGAATTTGATTGGAAAAAATATATAGAATTAAATCCAGATTTAAAACAAACACGTAGTTCGGAGATATTATGTAAACAACATTATATTAACTTTGGTATTTATCAAAATAGAATTTTTAAAGAAAATAACAGCAACCTAAATAGTAGCTTTAATAGTTACCCATTTTTATTTCATAAATATTTATTAAATATTACTCAAGAAGAAAAAACGATTGATTATGATATTATTTTTGAAACAAAATTTGTTACTCCGTCCACAATTGTAGCCCATTTACACTGTTATAATATAAATAAGTTCAAAGAGTTTTATACAGAAGAATATATGGTTCCCATATCTGAATATTGTTCGTATATTATTATAACATATAGTATTGGTAATAATATAGTTGATTTACCGAAAAAAAATGTTACATGTATTAAAACGGATAATCGTGGTATGGATATTGGAGGAAAATATATATGTATTGATTTTTTAAAAACACGCAAATATAAATATGATTCTATCCTATTTCTCCATTCGAAAACAGACAATTATATGAGACGATTATATTGGGATCCACTAATAAAAAATATTCGCAAAATTAATAGACATGTGTTAGGAAATAATGAGTTTGGTATATTTGTCCCTCCTCTTATCTATATGGGTGATTACGCGACAATTGTATATAAAGATAATTTTGTAAATCCAGATAATGTGATAAGTAAATGGAACTTTGGGAATTCACTTTATATGAATGATATAGATCGCTATTTTAATTACGACCCTGCTAATTTTCTTTTTCCAGAAGGAAATTGTTTTGTAGCGACACGCGAAATTGCTGAAAATTTATACGGAAACACTAATTTATACAATCTATTAAATGATAAGTTAACAATGGATGCGGTTTGGGTAAAATCATTGTATGGTTCTCGTGGATTTAATATTGGTAATCATATAGAAGATATATATGATTTTTTTAAAAAAGAGTGTAACAATACAAACGTATTTTCGAATAATATTGCGTGGGGCGCAGGACATAAAGGACACGCCGACAATATGTATGAGCATAGTTATGAACGTATCGTCTTTAAAGTAGTTCAACAATTTGGACTTAAAATAAAAATAATGCCGTTAAATACAGACACTGCATATATTAAACAATTGGAAGATATAAATGATAAAATTAATAACATTATTAAGCCCATGGAATAAAATAGAGAACTCGTTATTTAAAACTTGGACAATATATATATTGTCCAAATAATCCAATACTTGCCCATCCAAATCCAACTAAAGCGATTTTTTCTTTGTTCATAATAAAATAGTATAATACTATATTATTATGAAATACGGCACATCCGGATTTCGTGATCATCATACTAAAATATTATCTATATCGGAACAATTAGGGACTGGAATTGCTCTACTTTCTTGTTATGACCACACATCTTTTGGAATAATGATTACCGCGTCTCATAATCATCACGAAGACAATGGGGTTAAAATAATGGATAAGAATGGACATATGGTATCAAGTGACGTAGAAGATTATCTGGAAAATTTCATCAATAATAAACAAAATAATCCTCCTCCGATTGAAGACTCTATTTTAAAATACACTGATGGAATAAAAATAGGATATGATTCACGTAAGAGTAGTCCCGAGATTTGTGAGAATATTATAAAAGGTATTCAAAAGACAAACCCTAAATTCCCTATTCAAGTATTCGCACACGTCACTACACCACAACTGCACGCTTGTTTTTCTATATTAAAAAACACATATATGTCTCATTTAAAAATACTTTCAAAAATGGTGAAATTTCCGTGTGTTCTAGATTGTGCGAATGGAATTGGAGGTAAAGTGATGAAGGTCGTTAAAAATAGCAACATTTTTCTAACAAATACTTCTTGGACAGAACATGAGAAGTTAAATGTAGAATGTAGTTCGGATTACGTGTGTACCAATCAAAAACTCCCGGCTACGCCCATGTTTTTAAAAGACCTACCTTACTTACGTGCGTCATTCGACGGGGATGCGGACAGAATAGTGTTTTATTATTCCGAAAATGACCGTATGCACATTTTAAATGGGGATTTTATTGCCGCATTAATCATGACGTATCTCTCTAAAAAAGTCCAAGAAAACGACGAACTCGAAATATGTTACGCCTATACAGGTTATACAAATCAGGCGTGTATCGATTATGTTAAATCCTTGCGTTTTCCACCAAAGGTCCAAGTTAAAATGATATGTTGTGCGACAGGTGTTAAACATCTACATAATAAGGCGTGTAAATACGATATTGGTGTTTATTTTGAACAAAATGGGCATGGTAATGTGATATTTAATAAAAAGCCGGGGCATTTAGGCACATTTTCACAGTTTTTCCATCCAAATATTGGAGATGGTATTATGGACTTATACGCAACCCTTTATATGTTACAAGAACTAAATATGACTTATATTCAATGGTCTCATTTGTTTTTCCCCAATCATTCTATATTAACAAAACATGATGTCCAAGATAAGAACATTCTAAAAACCACTGAAAATGAACTAAAATTAACGAAACCTGCCTATCTACAAAACTACATTGATAAACAATGTAAGGAAAATAAGTGCCGGGCGTTTGTCCGTCCATCTGGAACAGAAAACTGCGTAAGATTATATGTCGAAGGAACAGATGAATTAATGAATAAAATAGCTCATAATAAAATAGAACGGTTTATACAAAAATATATGAATAACGTTATGGTGAAAACAAGCGGACGGGATTTTTCGATCCGACACATTGACGATTCCGATATTACATCCGATTATATAAAACTTCTTGGACAATTGACTGAAATAGACAATTTAGATAAAACACAAACCTTTGAATTTCTTCGTTCTTTAGGAAAAAATCACGCTATCTTTGTAATCGAGGATTATGAGACAAATAAAATAGTCGCAACAGGAACTATTTTAATTGAGAGGAAATTAATACACAACAATGGAAAAGTTGGTCATATTGAAGACATTGTGGTTGATGAGAAATGTAGAGGATTTGGTTTGGGAAAAATAATAATAGACCATTTATCTGAATTTGCTAAAAACGCAGGTTGTTATAAATGCATATTGGATTGTAGTTCTGAAAATATGAAATTCTATGAAAAATGCGGATACATTAAGAAGGGGGTTCAAATGGGACGGTATTTTTAACGATTGTCTCTTTGATAAAGCGGACGTCTTCTTTATTCGCCGTTATATGTCTATACCATCCAGAAGGATTATACCCGTCAACATTTGTAAGTATACGTCCAGTCAATGATTTCGGCAACGTATCAATAACCTCCTTGGTTAAATTGTAGTCTAATCCTATATTATTAAAAATATAGAATTTCACCCATTTATTATCATGCTGTATTTCTGCCTTATATTCGTGTGAATTATTCATTAATATTTTTATATATATAAATATCGATTTGCGTGTTTATATATATTTACATCACATAGTTATTTTACACCTTCGGACATTTAAAATGGGACAAAAAATCCCAAAATAAAAAATCAAAAATGTAAAATCAATAGTAGGAGTTTCACCTACGATGGTCTAACTTTTTCCACTTCTTCTTTGGTATTGGAAGTGGTGAAAGACGAAATATGGAAACATGCAGGGCGTTCTTGCCTATCAATCCAGCATTTTGTAATATTCATTATGTTGATTGCTGAATTAGCGTCTCTTGTTCTAAATACGGTTTGTTTGACTTGGGGTCTCACGCATCCAGAACATACTAAAAGACGAAACTGCTTGTTTCCATTACTATGCTTGTAATAAGATAAATCGTTATTACATTCACAGCATTTTTTACTTGTATTGCATTCGTTTATGGTAATTGTATCATATTTCTTGTGGATTTGCTTTCGTAATCCTTTATTGAGTGTAGGCATAAAATGCTTCATTTGAGTGCTTCTACTCCAATTACCATAACCAATTAGGACATTATCTCCAAAGGTTTCTTTTATTTTATTAAG